CAGCACCAATGTAACCAGCAGATACCGCAGTTACAGTTAATGTTGTACCTGAAATTGACCCTGTAAATACGGCTGGTGGAGTAGTTGCATCATTATTTAGTCTGTATGTACCAACTTCGTTTACATTACCGCCAGCACCAGTTAAAAATTCAACAATTTTGGTATTTAAGCCATTAATACCAATTCCGCTTAAAGTTTGACCTTGCGCTACTGCGCCAGTAGTAACACCAGTTACAGTTAGGACTTTGCCTGATATTGAGCCAGTAATAGATGCGCCAATATAGTTTGCTGTCGCAGGATCAGGACCAATAGTGTATTGAAACTGACCCGGAATTATAGGAAATACAATTTCGGTCACATTGTAGACCATCATATTCTCATTAGACCATTGATCAATAAGATCATTTAGCATTTCCAAAGCATCTTGTGCCGCTTCAGGAGTTGGAACTTCACCAGCTTCTAATGCGCCAATGTCTTTTAATGCTCTGCTAATAATGTCGATTGGCTGAGTCATAGTATTCCGTTAAATTTTTACAGTAAAAGTAGGTAGAACCCAAGGCTTCTTTAATGAAACTGGCTCAATAGCCAATAATTGCTTTTCTAAATTATCCTCAATAATACATTTTTCATCAATTATTGATTCATTTTTTATCCAAGCAACTACATCTTTTTCTGTTGTCAGTTTTTGCAAAAAATGAGTTTTATCCTGAAAAGCCCAATATCCTTCAGTAGATACTGAATTATTGTCATTGGAAGCTGTAACGCTGTATTTTACTTGCGTTATTTGACCAGCTTCTTCAATAATATCAATGACTTTCCAATTAAAAATCATGCTGTATATGTGCCTGATGAAGTGTATTTAAGGATAGTAAAAGCACCATTAGTAGTAATTGTTGGGCTACCAGTAGTTGTTCCTGAATAATTTGCGGTAGGAACTGAAATATAAATAACGCCTGAACCACCAGTACCGCCCGTACCGCCTGAAGCTCCACCACCACCTCCGCCTGTATTTACTGTTCCTGCGCTACCACTTCCGCCTGAACTTCCTGAACCACCGCCACCCAAGCCACCAGCCGCACCATTGCCACCAAATGCCGCACCGCCGCCGCCACCGCCAGCCAAATAAATAGTTGAGCCAGTAATAATGTTTGATAAACCAACACCGCCAGCCCCAGCGTTTCCTCCAACATTACCGCTATCTGTGGCATTTGCTCCTACTGCTCCAGCACCACCACCACCGCCTCCAGCGTAACCAAATCCTTGACCGCCGTTATTCCCTTGACCCGGCGTTCCTGATCCTCCTAAAGCTCCAGGAAATCCTGATGATCCACCTTGACCTCCACCGCCTGATCCTCCGCTTCCACCAGTACCAGAGCCTCCATTACCTCCACCTAAAGCCACAACTATTCCAGTAATGCTTGAGTTATTACCAGCAGAAGTGCTTGCTCCTCCTGAGCCGATAATAAAAGTGTAAATAGTGTCAGGTATTAAAGTAAAAGTTGTAGATAAATGCCCTCCAGCACCACCGCCAGCACCATCATTAGCACCTGATGCTCCACCGCCACCGCCAGCAACAACAATATAAGTGCCTACATAGCTATTTTGACTAATTGTTGAAAATTTAACCCATTCTCCAGCTTCGTAGCCTTCATAAAATCCACCGCCATCGGTGTTGTAACGAATTAAACCTTCAGTTGGAGAATTTGATCTTTCGCCAGTATTTCCAACTGGCAAATAAATTTGACCGCTTCCAGTAAAGTTGGCAACTCCAGTAACCGTTAAATTATTAACAGTTAAATTATTTGAAGTATCGGCAATTAGCAAAGTTCCATTAGTTGCAGGAACGGTTAAATTAATTGTACTTGCAGTATCAGCATTAGTTAAAGTAACTGTTCCGCCTGATGGAGCTAAAAAAATTAGTTGTGACATAATTTATTCCAAATTATTTTATTAAACTTCTTTAGTAACAGAAGAAGCACTTAATGGATTATGTTTTTCTTGATCAAATATTTCCATTACTTGTCCATCTAAGTCACGCAACGCAAAAACACAATACCAATTTACATCATCAACAAGTGCCACAAAATTATGCTTGTGGTCTTTATTTATAACAATAAATGTTGGTGCTGTAAATTCTTTATGAGGATGTCCATGAACTTCAACTCTAACTTTTCCTTTAGTTAAAAGGCTTACATGGTCAAAATGATGGGTATGACCTCCAAAAGAATCTCCAGCTTTATCTAAAACATTTTGCCGTACCCAAATATTTCCAAAAAAACCTAATTCATGATGTTTCATACTGCGTTTTGTACTGGAGTTGCGCTTTCAATTGAAACATCTTTCCAAGATTTTGATTCTTCATTCCATTCATAAAGCTTTCCGTCATTAGGCTTTTCAATAGGAGCTTTCCATGTCCAATCGGTTTTATCTAATAGCCAGCTTGCAAATGGTTGTGGTGCATAAAATACATCATTTTCTTGATCGTATGTAGACCCAATGCCAGCGTAGTTACCACGCAAAGGCGTACCACCTAATATGTGTTTATTACCAATGGTGTTATAGCTAGTTTGAATCCAAGAGCCCGGACTTGAATCTACGAATGTTTCAAAAAATTCAGGTTCAGCAACAATAACTTGCTCTACCTTTCCATTTAATACTTTTGCAAAATGACCCATTTTTTTATTCCTTTTATGATGTAAAAGTTCCGCTACTTGTGAAGGTATGAACAAAATATTGGCTTGCTCCTGAACCATAAGTAGTCACAGTTCCGCCAGTACCTTTTTGGCTATTTCCTAAATAAGAAATAATCACAACTCCTGAACCTCCGTTATAAGCACCACCTCCGCCGCCGCCAGTATTTGCAGTTCCAGCAGTTCCGCCACCGCTTTGTGATGCTGATCCTGTTCCGCCGCCGCCTAAACCACCAGGAGCAGTCACATTGGCATAGTAACCTGAATATCCGCCGCCACCGCCAGCGTAATAAGTAGCAGTTCCAGTAATAGATGATTGCAGTCCATTGCCGCCTACACCACCATAACCAGTTCCTCTAGCATTAGCATTTTGACCAGCCGCACCAGCACCGCCGCCGCCACCGCCAGCACGATTTCCTGGAGTTGCAGTACCTGAACCACCAGCAGTTCCTTGACCGCTAGTACCTGAACCTCCGCCGCCGCCAGTTGCATCACCATTTTGACCGCCACCGCCGCCTGAGCCGCCTGAATTTCCATTGAAAGGACTTGGGCTTGCTCCGCCATATCCGCCACCAATAGCGGTATAAGTCAATGCAGTAGAATTACTTCCGTTTGAAGTTCCGCTACCGCCAGCACCAATAGTAATTGTGTAGGCAGTTCCAGGAGATACTAATATTCCTGTCCCTGTAAGCATACCGCCAGCACCGCCACCGCCAGTATTTGCGCCACCACCGCCAGCAACAATTAAATAAATAAGTGTATAGCTGTAAGGAGAAACTACTAACTGTTGCCAACCATTAGTTGCGCCTGTATATATTTCAGGAGCTAATGTAGTAGTGTTGTAACGCAATCCTTCGCCAGCGTTTGTTGCGCTTGGTCTTTGGGCTGTTGTTCCAGTTGGAAGGTTTATGCCACCAGTAGATCCAGCTAAACTTAAAACGCCAGTCGAAGGATTCCATGTAAGTTCTGTTGAAGCAGTATTAATTCCGCTTATTGTTCCGCTTGTTGCGCTTGTAAATGTTAAATAACGAGTAGCGTTGGTTGTTGTGTCATCGGTTACTGTTAAACCAGCAGAAATAGTAGTCCATGTAGGAGTAGCTCCTGTGCCAGCAGAAGTTAATACCTGTCCTGCTGTGCCTTGTGAGCCATCAAAGCTAGTTGTGCCAGTTACGCTTAAATCCGTAAAACTGCCAGCCAAAGGCGTTGTTCCACCAATAGCCACATTATTCATTGTTGAAGCTGTTGTTGGATTAACAGTTAATGCACCAGCAGGAGCAATAGATACTGTGCCTGTTCCTGTAGGATTAATTTGAATAGCTGAGTTAGCACCATTCATATTAATTGGACCATCTATAGTAACATTGACACCGCCGCCACCGCCCCATTGCAAACAAGCAGAACCGCCGTTAGTCCTTAAAGAACCACCGCCTGATCCTGAAGCATCATAGTTTGTGCCTACAAAACCAGTTGTTGCTGTAATAGTTGTTCCACGAACAGTATTAGCAGTTGTGCCACCAATA